CCTCAACTTTTCTAAAGGCACCCGGTAAAGGTTTCATCTTAAAAAATGGATCAACGCGGTAGAAAATCAGCAGCAGCCATAGCGATTATTTCCGAATCCGGTATTGAAACAGATCGTAGACCGCATCCGCCTGTTACTTTTACGGATGAGCAAGCAAGGGAATGGACCGAGATTGTTAATAGACTCCCGGCGGATTGGTTTCCTCGTGAGACTCTACCCCTACTTGAACTCTACTGCTGCCATACCATATCCGCTCGAAAGATCGAGCAGCTTATATTACAGACCGAGAAAGCGGAGGAGTTTGATATCGGCCAATATGACCGGCTTCTCAAGATGCGGGAACGGGAATCCAGGACTATCTCTTCTCTTGGAACAAGGATGCGAATAACGCAACACAGCCAATATGACAAGACCAAGAAACGAGGCTCAACCTTCACTGCAAAGCCGTGGAAGAAAGAAAACTGAATCCCGTGGCGATAGGAATATCGTCTGGATTGAAAGGTTCTGTAGGGTCCCGGAAGGGAAATTAGTCGGGAAGCCCTTAAAGCTTACTGTCAAACAGAAGAAATGGATCAAGTGGATTTACGATTCTCCCACGAGAGTCTTTATCCTCACGATGGGAAGGAAGAACGGGAAATCCTGTTTTTCGGCTTGTTTGCTCCTGCTTCATTTATGCGGGCCAGAGGCTAAGTTCAACTCGCAGCTTTACAGCGATGCCCAGTCCAGGGACCAAGCTGCCCTGATCTTCGGGTTAGCGGCCAAGATGGTCCGACTTAATCAGGAGCTTCATGCGGTCGTCGCTATTCGAGACTCAGCGAAACAGCTTCACTGTCCTGAGTTGGGCACGCTCTATCGGGCCTTGTCCGCCGATGCCACGACAGCCTTTGGTCTTTCTCCGGCCTTCGTAATCCATGACGAACTGGGTCAGGTCCGGGGCCCGAGATTCGAGCTTTACGAAGCTTTAGAGACGGCGGCGGGGGCACAGGAAGAACCTCTCTCAATCATCATCAGCACGCAGGCTCCGAATGAGGATGACCTGTTGTCCCTGCTGATAGACGATGCTTTGCTGAAGTCAGATCCGACTGTCAAGTTGGAGTTTTATACCGCTCCGATAGACGCGGACCCCTTCAGTTTGAAAACGATCAAATTGGCGAATCCGCACTTTGCGGAACTGATGAACGCCAAGGAAGTTTTGAGGCAGGCGAACGAGGCCAAACGAATCCCGAGTCGGGAGGCTTCTTATCGAAACCTGGTCTTGAACCAGCGAGTAGAAGCGCAGAACCCGTTTATCTCGCGTTCGATTTGGGAAGCTAACGGGGCAGCGCCAAATGAGGATGAAGGGATTATTATCTGGGGTGGATTAGACCTGTCCAGCACCAGCGACTTGACGGCTTTGATACTTGTTTCCGAGGGACTGGATGTTAATTCTACTTTCTGGCTACCGGAAGAAGGTCTTTCGGAAAAGTCCCGTTCCGACCGTGTGCCTTATGACGTTTGGCACAAACAAGGGTTCTTAGAGACCACCCCAGGGGCTTCGATTGAATACGAATGGATAGCCCACCAATTACGTAGTGTTTTCGACAGGTTTAACGTCAAAAAAATAGCTTTCGATAGATATAATATTAAATTCCTTCTGCCTTGGCTGGAAAAAGTCGGCTTTACAGAGGAGGAAATGGAGAAGTTTATCGAGTTCGGGCAGGGGTTTGTGAGCATGTCCCCGGCGCTTCGTGAACTGGAATCCCTCTTGCTGAACAAAAAATTGAAGCATGGCAAGCATCCGGTCTTGACTATGTGTGCTTCCAATGCCAGATACGTCACCGATCCTGCTGGAAACAGGAAATTGGTTAAGGGCAAGTCCACTGGAAGGATTGATGGCATGGTGGCTTTAGCTATGGCCGTCTCGATGAGAGCTACGGACATGACAGAGGAAAGCTCGGTTTATGATGGCCGGGACATGATTACGCTTTGATTTCAATTTTGATTTATGGCTTGAGCGCAAGCTCTGAGAGGACAAAGCTGGCTCGAAGGTCCATCGAGTCCCAAGGGTGGCGGCGAAGTGGAGGACTGATACGCGGTCGAAGCAGTAGAACCTGCGGCATCCCTGATAAATCCAGCAAAAGCCACCATTGACAGTTATAGACCATTGGACTAGATTAGTGACTTAGCCAAGCAGACGGTGTTACCCATTAACTGCTTGCTTAATTTTTTACCACAGCAGCGATGTTACCCAACCCGTCCGTGTACTTCACAAAGGAGACATAAATGCGAAACGCCGTAAATGTTCAAGAAGTCGAAACCAAGACCGAATCGAAATCATCCGTGAATGTAGTCCATCGAGCGCGTGATCTTTTGTCCCAATCCGATGGAAATCATGAGCGCGCTAAAAGCATGATTATTGCGGAGTCCGGTTCCGACAACGCCTTGTGTGAAGGGCTTTTGGAACTTGGCGCACGCGAAGCGGTAAGACTTGCCATGCTGAACAATCGGCATGACATCATTCAAAGCAATAGCGACGCCACACCATATAATGCCGAAGATTCCGAACGAGTCCGGCGCAATATCAAGAAATCGTTTTATTCCTACCAACTGACTTCCGGGATTCTGTTGGGCGACGCGAAATACAAAGACTTGCTCGATCAGGCCAAGGAACACGAAAGGAACGAAACCGCCAACAGTATCCGCCGCCGCTGGTTCGAGATTTTAGCCAGACGCACCAAAGATCATCCCAAAACCATCGTCAGAAAGATTCTGACCGAGGATGACATTACGGAAGCGGCTAGTGAAGTCGGATTATTTAATTAGCCATGCGAAATTTGTTACCCATGGTAATAGTGCTTTATTTTCGCCACGCGATTTGTGTTACCCATAGAAAGCATGCTTTATATTTTTGCCACAGGAATGATGTTACCCAGAGGCGGATTGCTTTATTTTCGCCAGGAGTTGCTTGTTACCCATAACGGAAATGCTTTAATTTAACCAACAAGAGGATGTTACCCAAATCATAGTTGTATTCCAAAAAGGAAACAAACATGAAAGACTTAATCGAAGATATCAAAGAAGCTCACCGCCAACGCACCGACTACATGAGGATGGAGAATCAAACCATCTTGCGTATGCGGGCAATTTGTCGGCGCAGTTGTTCACATTCCGGAATGGAATTGGCGGAAGTCAAAACCGAAGCCGATAAGCTTTATGACAGCATGAAAGAAGGACAGACGGAAGAATCCATTCAAATGGCACTCTATCTGGCCTTGCATATCGAGACACGCGACCGATTCCATAAACTGACAATGGAAGCCGAAGGCCGGATGAAAAAACTGTCCG